AGATACAAAAGAATCAGATACAAAAGAATCAGATACAAAAGAATCAGATACAAAAGAATCAGATACAAAAGAATCAGATACAAAAGAATCAGATACAAAAGAACAAAATTGATTTACAAGTAAAATATATTAAGATATAAATACTTTATTATATAAACGAATGAATATAATACAAATGGAAAACCTCGAGTTATATCCACAAAGATCAGAATCACTACATTCGGATTCTAATAATGAAGGTGATTTCGAGATTGAAAGAAATGAAACAACAGAAGAAGAAATATTCAAGTGTGATTTCGAAGAAAATCTTTTTGAAAATTTTACGGAAAAAGAGATATGTGATTTCGAAGAAAATCTTTTTGAAATTACAGGAGAATATTTAGATACAATAATATCAGAGTATTCAAAACCAGATTTTAATAATATTTTGATAAAAAAGATAACAGATCATTATTACGAAGAGTGGTTAGATATTAAATTATGTGATGAATCGAATTATGATGAAATATTTGATTTTATAGAAGATTTTGTTGAAAAATATTTAGATTTAATAGAAGAAGAATTACCACCACGTCAGTGTATAAATACACATTTCGTTTCTACTGTTGAAAAAAATGAATTGATGAATAAAATAAATGAATTAAAATTGCGCTATCAACCAGAACAAAAAACACAAGACTGGTATGAATTTCGTTATAATTTAATGACAGCAAGTAATTTATATAAAGCACTTGGATCTGAATCGCAAAGAAATAGTCTCATTTATGAGAAATGTAAGCCGTTTTCACAAAAACAAGAACAAACAAATTATTATACACCAAATGCTAGACAATGGGGTAATATTTACGAACCAATATCTATTATGTTATATGAATATTTTTATTCTACAAAAGTAGAAGATTTTGGTTGTATTCAACATATGAAATATAAATGTATAGGGGCATCTCCAGATGGAATTAATAGTGATATTAATTCACAAAGATTTGGACGTATGATTGAAGTAAAAAATATAGTAAATCGTGAAATAACAAGGATACCAAAGGAAGAATATTGGGTTCAGATGCAAATTCAGATGGAAACATGTGATTTAAACGAATGTGATTTTATTGAAACACGATTCAAAGAATATGAAAATAAAGAAGATTTTTATTCATTTTTAACGGATGAAACAAAAACAATAGGAGTTTATTTATGTTTATTAGAACGTAGATTGAATGTATTGGATATATCATTAATTAACAATAATGTACCAAAATACGTTTATATGCCAATTCAATGTTTATTGACAAAAGAATACATAGAAAATTGGATTGAACAAATAAAACATGAATACAAAGAAACTCATATTATTTATACGACACATTATTGGTATTTAGATGAATTTTCTTGTATATTAGTAAAACGTAATAAATTATGGTTTCATTCGGTATTACCTCAAATATTAGAAACATGGAAAGTTATAGAAAATGAACGAAAAGACGGTTACGAACATCGTGCACCAAAGAAACGAAATACTCCTGAATTAAAAGATTATAAATCCATTGTAAAATTAGAATAATTACACCATACGACTTAAACAATATAACCACGAAAATTAAATGGATTATTATTATTTTTTATACGTAATTCAACTTGAATATCTGATGTGTTTCCAATAGGAATAATCAATTGTTGTTCATAAACATAAACATTTAATTTTTTTTGTTGGACCATACGAGACATATAAGCATCAATTTGTCCATCAATTTTTTGTGTATCAACTTCATCAATAATTTTTTTAGCACCTGATTTATTCATTAACATAGCATGAGTTCCCCAAAATCCATCAGGAATAATAAAATTGCCAACTCTTTCTTTTTCAACTATACGATTAAAACCAAATAATACAAAATCCCAATCTTGTGGAACATTTAGAACGGCTTCTTGTATTTTTTGAAATCCATTTGATAAAATAGTTACATCATCTTCAATATTTAAATAATAATCGTTACGTTTATCTGTCAAAAGTTGTTTGGCTAAAGTATAATGACTTAAAAAACAACCAATTGCGCCACGTGTTAGCTGATAGTGATAGTTTCGATATTTTTTATTTTCAACTTGTTTTAGTTCTTGAATTGCTTCTTGTGTTAACCATTCAGAAATATTTACATTTTTTCCTACTATTGCAGGAAATCGATGAAAAGGGATTTCTTTAATATCAGAATTCATATAAGATTCTGTAATAGTATTTAATCTATTTTTATTTTTATCCATATTAATTATGTATGATGATGTATTTTTACCTGTTATAATAGTTTTTCCGTCATTTTCTGGAAATCTTTTGAATAAAACATACAATAAATAAAAGATAAAAAATAAAATAAAAAAATACATTATCGTTTTAGTTACAAATATTATTGTCATATTTGTATATTTATACATTATTCAAATATTTTCTTTGTATAATATAACTTATTTTTAAATATGAGTGTAAGAGCAGTAAATATTTATTATTTATTATTTATTATAGTAGTTCTGCTAATATTGTTATTATATATTTCAGTAAAATTATGGTGGAATTCAAAAACTTCAGCAATAAATTTTTTCAATCAAAAGCGTGTAGCATTTGCTTCATTAATGCGTAATCCTGTAGATTTACCTTTATGGTTGAAATATCATCGAAAAATAGGTATTAAAAAGTTTTTTATTCGATTGGAAGATAGTCCTAGCTGGGAAGAATATTTACGTGATTCACCAGACGTGATTTTAGAAATAGGAAAAAGTGATGAAACAGGTAATAATTATTCCTCATTAATTGATAGACAAAAAGAATATGTGAATAAAATATTGAAAAATGTGGGTCAATTATACGATATTGATTGGTTAATACATATTGACGCAGACGAACTTTTACATGGAGATATAAATAAATTAATATCATTATCAGAAAAATATAAAACGGTTAAATTAGAAAATGCAGAAGCAATTTTTGATGAAAAAAAACAGGATACATGTTTTTCAGCAAAAGATTTTTTAAGATGTTCGAATGAAGCACCTTGTAAATCATATGTAAATGGAAAACCAGCAGGTAGAACACAAGACCCAAATATAATTTTGTTAGGTCCACATGATTTTGGTTATAAAAATGAAATAAATGGTGAATTCAAATATAATATGCCGTTTGATGATTTACATATTTTACATTTTGAAGGATGTTCATTTGGTGGTTGGGTTGAAAAATATTATCATTTAAGTAAAAATGATAAAAAAGATATGCCATTTGAATATTATAAAGAAAGTATGGAGACAGCAAAACAAGCACATAAATTATATAAGATGAATAAGATGCCTGAACCAGAGAATTTTAATAAGAATCAATTATTTCATATATATGAACCAATAATAAATTAGATTCAAAAAATAATATAAACATATTTGAATGATATTAAGTAATAAAGAATAATATGGAAACCTCATTACAAAATGAAATGTTGGTTACCAAACGCAATGGTGATTTAGAAACGATTGAATTTGATAAAATTTTAAAACGTTTGAAATCAGCAGGACAAGAGGTTGGTATTCAAATTAATTATACAGCACTTGTAATGAAGGTTATTGATCAATTATATGATAAAATTCCTACAACCAAGATCGATGATCTTACTGCTGAACAATGTGCATCAATGTCATCAATTCATACGGATTATAATATATTAGCAGGTCGTATTGTGGTTTCAAATCATCATAAAAATACATCTAATTCTTTTTCAGAAGTTATGTCAAAATTATATAATTATTTAGATAAACAAGAAAAATCGTCACCATTGATTAGTGAAGAATTATATGAAATATCACAAAAATATTCACTTGATCTTGATAAATTATGTAATTATAATCAAGATTATTTGATCGACTATTTTGGTTTCAAAACATTAGAAAAATCTTATTTGATGAGAATAAATGGAAAAATTATGGAAAGACCTCAACATATGTGGTTGAGGGTGGCAATTGGTATTCATGGTGAGAATATGGAAAAGGTATACGAAACATATAATTATATGTCAAAAAAGTATTTTACTCATGCTACTCCAACATTATTTAATGCTGGAACACCAAGACCACAAAACTCGTCTTGTTTTTTACAATGTATGGAAAGTGATAGTATTGAAGGTATATATAATACATTGAAGGATTGTGCACTGATTTCAAAATGGGCAGGTGGTATAGGTTTACATATTCATAATGTTCGAGCGTCAGGAAGTCATATTCGTGGGACAAATGGAAGTTCCAATGGAATTGTGCCTATGTTACGTGTATTTAATCATACAGCAAAATATGTAGATCAATGTTTAGACCCAGATACTATTGTATATACGAAACGTGGTATATTACCTATAAAAAATATTGTAGTTGGGGATGAAGTTATTACAGATGATGGAAATTTTTATGAAATTGGAAAAGTATTGGATAATGATTATTTTGGTGATATGTACGAAATAGATATTAAACATACATTGACCCCTTTGAAATTGACTGATATGCACCCATTATGGACAATCAAAAACGATATGAATATTCAAAGAGATTTTATTAGTATAAAAAATATGTTAGATAGGAATTTGATTACAGCTGAATTTATTGAAGTAAAAAATATAAATAAAAATGATTTTATTGGATTTCCTATTCCTCGATATGAAAAGGACAATATTCATTTTACAGAAGAAGACTGTAGATTTTATGGTATTTTATTAAGTATTGGAGATATAAATAATACAAACAATACATATTATCTCGTATTAAATGAAGAAAAACAGGCAAATACTATTTTATTTATAAAAGAATATTTGAGTAAATTAAACATTGATATTAGTTATAGTAAAAAAAATGAAAAATATTTGACAATATCTTGGAATCGAACGAGTATTTTTAAATTTACTTATGAAATGTGTTATGATAATAATAAGAAAAAAAATGTTATGCCGAGTATATTACATTTACCAAAATCTAAAATATTACAATTTATTAAAGGAATATTAGAAACGGATGGAATAATAACTGATAATCAAATCACATTAGTTATGACTTCTAAAAATATTATAGAAAGTGTTCGATATATGCTTTTAAGATTAAGTATTTTGACTTCAGGAGCTGTTGGGGATATAATTAGTGGACAAATAAATTATATTTTATATATTCCAACAGAACCAATTATTTGTAATTTGATTTCAAAAAACCAAGTAAAACCAAGTACCAATATCACATTTTTTGAACATGATAAGTATTTATTCAGTATTGTTAATAAAAATACTCTTATCTCGAATTACTCAGGAAGAGTAATTGATATTGAAGTTGATAATGAGAATCATCACAATTTTTTGACACATAATGGTCTTGTTAAAAATGGTGGTGGACGTAGACATGGAAGTTTTGCGATTTATTTGGAGCCATGGCATGCGGATATTGAATTATTTTTACAGATGCGTAAGAATCATGGTGATGAAGAATTGAAAGCACGTGATTTATTTTATGCTTTATGGATTCCTGATTTGTTTATGGAACGTATTAAGAATAATGGTAAGTGGACACTAATGTGTCCAGATGAATGTCCGGGATTGTCGGATGTATATGGTGAAGAATTTGATAAACTCTATATAAAATATGAAACGGAAGGTAAAGGGCGTAATACGATGAACGCACGTGATTTATGGTTTCAAGTATTGGACGCTCAAATGGAAACAGGAACACCTTATTTACTTTTTAAAGATGCTGTAAATCGAAAATCGAATCAAAAAAATGTTGGTACAATTAAGAGTTCAAATTTATGTACTGAAATTACGGAATATTCAGATGATACTGAAACAGCTGTTTGTAATTTGGCATCTATAGCATTACCTAGTTATTTGGATCATTCAAGAGAACCACCAACATTTGATTATGAAAAGCTACATGAAGTTACCAAAGTAGTTACAGAGAATTTGAATCGTATTATTGATGTGAATTATTATCCTACTGAAAAAACACGTAAAAGTAATATGCGTCATCGACCTATTGGAATTGGTATTCAAGGATTGGCTGATGTATTTATTATGATGGATATGGCATTTACTAGTGAAGAAGCGAAAGAAGTAAATCGAAAAATTTTTGAAACGATGTATCATGCGGCATTGGAACGATCTTGTGAATTGGCTCAGAAAGAAGGAAGTTATGAAACATTTGTGGGGTCTCCAACAAGTCAAGGAATTTTACAATTTGATATGTGGGATTTTGATCCTACAAATATTAGATATGATTGGACAAAGATGCGAGAACAGATCAAAGAATATGGTTTACGTAATTCTTTGCTTTTAGCGCCTATGCCAACGGCATCAACATCACAAATTTTAGGATTCAATGAATGTTTTGAACCGATCACAAGTAATATTTATAGTCGTCGTACAATTGCGGGAGAATTTATTATGACAAACAAGTATTTGATGAGCGATTTAATAAAAATAAATTTATGGAATGAAAAAATTAAAAATAATATCATTGCAAATAATGGTAGTATTCAACATATTGAAATTATTCCAGAAAATATTCGTGAAAAATATCGTACAGTTTGGGAAATTCCTATGAAAACAGTTATTGATATGGCAGCAGATCGTGGTGTATACATTTGTCAAAGTCAAAGTATGAATACATGGATTGAAGAACCAAATTATAATGCATTAACATCAATGCATTTTTACTCTTGGAAAAAAGGTCTTAAAACAGGAATGTATTATTTACGTCGTCGCGCGGCACATCAGGCACAACAATTTACGATTGAACCAGAACGTAAAAATATGGATGATGATGATGACGATAATGATGTTTGTGAAATGTGTTCTGGATAATTGTTATCCATTGATGTATATTCAAAATATTATTATTTTACCATTTCTAAATAACATTGTAAACAAGCATCGGTATCATACAAGGAATTATGTGCACCTACCATTGGTGTTTTGAAAAGTAGTTCATATAATTCTCCTAATTTTGGCATTTTTTTGTATGTATTTCCATTTGATGATTTAACTGTTACAATAGAATAATTACGTCCAATATTACCAGTGCATAGTTGTTTTATATTTTTAATATGATTATATGTTGAATTAAACATAAATGTACTTTTTTTGTCAATTAAATATTCAGAATTCCGAATTATTTCAAGTTCAATCATTTTAATGTCAAATACAATATTATGCGCAATAATAATATTTGATTGGTTATAAGCTATCCAAAATTCATTTAAAGCGTGATTAATATTAACACCATTATCACATTTTTCTCTAGTAACACCAGTAAGTTCACTAATGAAAGGTAAAATATGGACATCGTTTGGAATACAAATATATTGATTGTATGTTTTCAAAACAATTTTATTTTTTTTATCATATAACATGAATGATAGTTGAGTAATATAAGGTAATTTATTCATTTCGTATGGATCACCACTTTTTGGAAAAAGTCCAGTTGTTTCAGTATCAAACGCTAAAATAATGTTACTATCATCGTTCGTGATTGTTGTTGTCATTGTTGTGTTGTAATTTGAATATAAATGATTGAATTATCAATAAAAGTTTCAATTTTTATAAATATCTAAAAATGATTTAGATTTTATTATATATTAAATATAATAAGATAATGTCTTCTCTTACATTTGTAACTTCATTTTTTTACATTTACGATTCTGGATATTATGAATTAAAGACGATTCCATGGCGTATTGATCGTTTCCGTGAAATTGCTCGTACAGGAATAAAGATTTGTATTTATGTTTGTCCTATTTTTGAAAAATACATTAAATTATTATGTGAAGAATTTCCAGAAAATATAAAATTGATGAAAATAATTAGTATTGAAAATACAATTGTTGGACGTTTGGTATCTGTAATTAACTACGAAGCAATAAATGAAAACAAAGAACAAATATCATTACCAAATACAAGAAATGTTAGTAAAGATGTAGTCGATTATATGATTATCATTAATTCAAAATCGGAATTTATGGCAGATACTGTAAGAAAAAATCCTTGGAATTCTACTCATTTTGCTTGGATTGATTTCAATATTTCTCATGTTTTTTTAGATAAATTACCTACTATAGAATATTTAACTATTTTGGGAAAACGCGATTATTTTGAAGACAAATGTTTTGTAATACCAGGTTGTTGGGATAAATATAATAAAGATATTGATGATGTTATTGAAACAATTTATTGGCGATTTTGTGGTGGATTTTTTTTAGGTGATGCAGAATCCATATTGAGATTTCATGAATTATACAATCATTATTTGCCTATTTTCTTACGAGAAAATCGTCGTTTGGTTTGGGAAGTCAATTTCTGGGCATGGTTAGAAGTTAATTCAGACTGGAATCCAAAATGGTATGAAGCTGATCACAATGATACAATTATTAATTCTATGTGGGTATCTACATTTTCACAATCATTAAAATCAAAAGGATCAGAATCTTATACATATAATTATCCTCATATAGATGGATATAACCCATCTTCAGCTTCTTATTTATATTATAAAGGAAAACATCTTTTGAATACTCGATATGTAAATTATTGGTGTTGTGATAACAGTATGTACATGTTTTATGACGAATCGAATATTATTCAAACAAAAAATTATTATTCTGAATTAAATTATGCAGAAGGATGTGAAAAAAAACACAATCATCTTATTCCTCAATTTTATCAAGAAATGGAAGAAACCATTGATTTACCAAAATATGATTTTTATTCTCGTGGTGTTGAAGATATACGATTGTATTCCATTGGGGATAAAATAAAATACATTGCTACTACAGTAGGTTACCATAATACTTGTGGAAATCGTATGATAATTGGTGATTATTGTATAGATAATTATAATTATAAAAATTCATATTTAGTAACTCCTCCTACAGAAACGTTTTTGGAAAAAAATTGGATACCAATAGTTTTGAATAATCCAGAGAGTAAATATCATAAACGCGAATTATTTGTTTATCGTTGGGGTCCATTAGAAATTGGTGAAATAAATAATGATATAGAAAGTAATACAAAAAAATTAGAAATTATTTTATCATATCCACAAACAGAATTGGCACCTTTTTTCAAAAAAATGCGAGGTTCGTCTATTATGGTAGATACAGGTGAATCATTAATTGGTGTTGTTCATTTTAGTGAAGAAACAAAACCACGTCATTATTTTCATGTTATTATTGAACTTGATCGTACCACTTTAGAACCATTAAGATATAGTGATCCATTTTATTTTGAATGTGTAAACATAGAATTTTGTATAGGATTTGATATTAAAAAAGACAATTATTGGTTTTGGATTTCACGTATGGATCGTGATCCAGTTTTAATTAAAATAAATGTTGAAAATGTCCCATTTACGAGAACTTTTCCAAAAGTGTAAAAATTGAAATATAAAAATATAAAGAATATATTATTATATTTTTATCAACACAACACACAATAACATCAAAATGATTCGTAATAATAGACCTACAGCAAATTATCATTATATTGATGAATGTTATTCTTATACAGGTAAAGATATTTATGAAAAACCAATAATTATTTCAATTGAAGGAAATATTGGTGTTGGAAAATCAACATTATTGTCAAAAATAAAAGAATTATCATTAAAAAATAGTTATGATATTAATTGTTTGTTTGAACCAGTAAAACAATGGGAAGATGTACGAGATCCTATTACAAATGATAATATGATAACAAAATATTATTTAGATCCAGAAAAATATGCTTTTCCTTTTCAAATTATGGCATATTCTACACAAGTGAATCAATTACTTCAAGCTGTTAGTGATTTAAATGCTTCTAAAATTATATTAACAGAAAGATCATTAGAATCCAATCATGAAGTATTTACAAAAATGTTATATAATAATAATCTTATGGAAGATACCTTGTATCAAATTTACAAAATGAATGCGGATACACACAAAATATCTTATAATGATTCTCCAAATTTAAATACAGACGCATATATTTATTTAAAATCATCTCCTGAAACATGTCTAGAACGTATTCATAAACGTGATCGTAGTGGTGAAACAAAAATAACATTGGATTATTTGAAAGATTGTCATGAATATCATGAAAAATGGCTTAATAAAATATCACCACAACGTTGTTATGTATTAGATATGGACAACCCAATAAATGAAGATGATATTAAAAGATTAATTGATTTTACGAATGGTGTTTATACAAATATTACAATGTGTCCACCAAATCCACCAGAATCGTTTAGTTTACCACCATTACCAAAAACAATGACATATCCAGAAAATGAAGCAATTATAACTTCCAAGTAAGTAGAGAATTATTTATCTTACGTTTAATAATTTGAGAAGAACGAAAATATAAAATATCTTTTACTGGTTTTGTTGTAGGAAAATTTTTGAAACTATATGCATCTTGAAGTAAACACCATTCAAACATTCCTCCAGGATAAAAAAATACATTTGGAAATCCCAATTTGATTAATTGTTGACATTTTTTTTCAACTGTTTCATCACAGCAATTTTTCCCATATACAATAATATTATATTTGTATAATGACCCTTCTTTTATCAAATTATTTACAATGTCTTCTTCTGCGTTATAAGATATTGTGTTGGGAATAAGAATATCTTGTTCAGAAGGTAATAAAGTATTTATTAATAAATAATCTTCGGAATAATTTAAAGATATAGAATGTAATATATCTTCAAAACCTATTTTTTTAATTTTATTATTATTTTTTGACAAGAATTGAAAAATCGACATGAGAACCTTGATATAATATAATATATAATTTACATTTATGTATTTTTGTATTTTTATTCAATATTATTGATTTTCTAAGAATGGTAAATAAAATAATAAATAACAACCTAATATAATGAAAACACTGTTTATAATCCAGCACCACATAGAACCCACTGTATGATCTTTGTGATAAAAATATAACATAACAATTAATGTAATAATACCAAATAATAATGCAATCCATAATCCTTCATAAAATAAACTGAATAAAATGAAAAATAACCAAATAAATTTTTCAATTAAAGAAAAATTAAAAAATTTCCAATGTAAATGTTTGTTTGAACTGATAATAGTATGAATATTTTGATTATTAAATTTATATATTGAATACGGTATGACAAGTAAAGAGTAAACAATCAATAATTTATTTCGTAAATCAATATTAGAAAGAATCATCAAACTTGCTACAGGTTGTAGTAGTATTAATAATGTTGCTATTATGGAAAAAATATTATTATAATATTTATTATTTATAGTTTTCCAAATAAAAAATTCAATAAGTTGCATCAAAATAAAAGATACGAAAAATAAACAAACCCACAAATTTTTAAATTCAACAATTTTGTATTGAGTGTAAAGATTATTGTAAATGATTAAAAATAACATAAAACTACTAAATAAAAAAGTGTTTAATGAAACTTCTGCATTCCAACACATTTTCAAGAGTGTATATAATGGTATTATAAACTATTATTTTATGATAAAAAATATATTATTATAAAAATTGAATCAAAAATTTAAACTTTTATTTTGTAAATAAACTAAGCAAAACACTACTACAACTACAACAATGGATCTTACACAAAGCAAACTTTCTAAAATCGAATGGATGAATGTGGAAATTCAGGTAAGTGATATGGAAAAGATAATTTTGAAACTCATTATAGATGGATTTCATAATGTCAATACAAAAACGAATTTGAATCAATCAATATTTCAATTTATGAAATTAGAAATGACGTTAGAAAACGAAGCATTTTTATACAAAAAATATTTTGAAAAGGAAATTCAACAGATGATGGATAAATACAAATCAAAGATTACTTATTTCAAAGATATTATAATCAATGCACCTACAAGCAAACCTCCTAAAAAGGTAGATATAATTCGTATTGAACATATGGACAGAAATTTGGAAACAAAACGTGGTGAAATTTTCGAATTTATTCTTTTGGATTTTTGTAAAACGGTTATCCAGTCTCTTGCAGAAGGAACTCAAAAATATGCGTTTGCGCTTTATACATTGATTCAATTAAAAAAATGTAGTATTCCTCATGTTAATAAATATGTATTGGATTATGTTGAAAAAATAATTAGTCAAGTAAATGATCATATTTCCATTTCTTCTGTGATTCATCAAGCTTATAACTTTATTGAGAAAAATCCGTATCTTTTGAAATATGAAGATATGACACTTTTTGATCATCAAAAACGTTTGTTCTCGTTGTTGAAATCATCTCCAGAAACACCGAAATTGATTCTTTATATTGCGCCTACTGGAACTGGAAAAACATTATCTCCAATTGGTGTTTCGGAACAATATCGTGTAATTTTCATTTGTGTAGCTCGTCATGTTGGTTTGGCATTGGCAAAATCTGCGATTTCTATGGGTAAAAAAATTGCTTTTGCATTTGGGTGTGAAACTGCATCTGATATTCGTCTTCACTATTTCGCAGCAACAAATTATTCGATAAATAAGCGTTCAGGTGGTATAGGAAAAGTGGATAATAGTGTAGGGGACAAAGTTGAAATAATGATTTGTGATGTTAAATCTTATTTGACAGCTATGTATTATATGTTGGCATTCAATGAAGAGGAGAAAATTGTAACATATTGGGACGAACCAACTATCACTATGGATTATCCAGAACACGAACTCCATACAAAAATTCATGAAAATTGGGTACATAATAAAATTACAAAGGTAGTTTTATCATGTGCTACTCTTCCAAAAGAAGAAGAAATACAAGAAACATTAATTGATTTTCGTTCTAAATTTGATATGGCTGAAATTTTTACAATTGAAAGTTATGATTGTAAAAAGAGTATTTCGATTTTAAACAAAGATGGGAATTGTATATTACCTCATATGATTTCAGAATTCAATAATTATAATAAATTAATGGAATCAATTACATTTTGTGAAAAAAATAAAACAATGTTAAGATATTTTGATTTATCTGAAATAATTCGTTATATTGAAGTAATTCATCGTTCACCTTCTATTATTTCAGAAGAATATCATATGAATGCGTATTTTACAAATATTAGTGATATTACTATGAATTCATTGAAAGAATATTATTTAATTACTTTTCATCATTTGAATACGAAAAAATGGAGCAATATTCATGAGTATTTAATACGTTCTCAAGAACCTAAATTTTCAAAATCAACAAATAAATTAAAACGAACACAAAGTGTACAAATAGAGCGTGTTACAAAGGATTCTTCAATTACAAAAACACCGAGTTTGTCAGATTTTCCTATCCCCCAAATTGGATCAGGAATTTTATTAACAACATCAGATGCTTATACATTGACAGATGGTCCAACAATTTTCTTAGCAGATGATGTAGAAAAAATTGGAAAATTTTATATACAGTCATCTAAAATACCTCCTGTGGTATTTGAAAGAATATTAGAAAAGATTGAACGTAATAATGATGTTCAAAAAAAAATGGAAATTCAACAACAATTATTAGAAGATAAAATGGGTTCAAGCAAAGAAGAAAAAACAACTACCACTCGTAAAGATGATAGACGTGAAGAACGCGATCCTGAAATACGTAAATCTATTCAACAAATTGATATGTTACGTGGACAAATTGTTACAGTAAATTTAGATTCTGTGTATGTTCCAAATAGTACTAATCATCAACAACTCTGGACAGGTGTATCTGATAATAAAAACGCATTTATGCCTAATATTGATGATTCGGTAGTCAAAGAGATTATGGAATTAGATGTAGAAAATAATATGAAAATTCTTCTATTGTTGGGAATTGGAATGTTTACAAATTCGCCTCACCCTGCTTATATGGAAATTATGAAACGATTGGCTTATGAACAAAAATTGTATATTATTATTGCTTCATCGGATTATATTTACGGAACGAATTACGCATTCTGCCATGGATTTATAGGGAAAGATTTGACAAATATGACACAACAAAAAATTATTCAAGCAATGGGACGTGTAGGTCGTAATAAAATTCAACAAGAATATACTGTAAGATTTCGCGATGATAATATTATGATGCGATTATTTCTTCCACAAACAGAGAATTTGGAAGCAATCAATATGAATCGATTGTTTTCATCAGGTGTTTAATTTTGTTTATATAAAATGATATAAATATTATAAAAATATTATATCATCATAAATGTCGTATATATTAAAAATAATAATTGTAGCAAATAATTCATTGAATAATATAAATAATAATTTTTTATTAGAATCAATTAAAGATGAAATCTGTACAAAACCAATAAAAAATACCATTATAAAACCATTCATAGGTGGGAATTTTGACGTTATTATAAAATGGTCGAAACTACCTATTTGTGAAACTAATTTGGCTATTTCTGATTGTCTTTATATGTTACCATCAATATATAGTGATACAGCTGTTTTATTACATACTAAACAATTTATCGAAGAATTTGAAAAAAAATACAATATAAAATTGGCATTTTATTTATCAAAAGAATTGGAAATATTAAATTATTGATATGGTAATTTTAACAAACACAATAAAAACCAACTATATTATCCATGATATAATTTTTTTCATCGTTTGTAAAGATGTTTTACGCTGTTTGACTGTACCAATTGTAGGATTATATTCAACAATATCCAAAAAATCTGGTTTACAAATATTTAATACTTTTTCTAAATCGGTAATAGATATTCCATTTGGTGCACGGGTTCCAGTAGAAGACATGAAACTGGGATCTAATACATCTACATCTAAAGAAACATGAACGGGATTTTCTCCTATAAAATTGGATAAGGTTCTCCAAATTGTCGGATTATTTTCATGAAAAGCCATAGCTGGAATGTATTGAATTTTCTTTTTATCTATAAAGTCCCATTCTTCTTTTTCCAAATCTCGGATACCAATATATAAAATTTGAGATGGACGTAAACGTGGTATTCCTTTTGTAGAATGTTCAATCAAGCTTCTGAGAACCATACCGTGCATATTTCCACTAGGAGAAGTTTTTGTGTTATGAATATCTCCATGAGCATCTAAATAAACAAGTCTTAATCTGGGTCCATGAATCATTAAAGATCCTAAAATAGTAGCTACACTTGTATAATGATCACCACCTATTGATAATAATGGTGTGCTTTCACATTCTAAATAATTTTTTATTGTAAATTCTATTGTTTTTCGAATTCCATATGATAGGTTCTCAAAATCATTCTGAGAAACTGTTTCTATTTGAATATTTTTTTTTTTTGGAAAAAGATCTTTTATTTGCTTATTAGATAATATAAGTCCTTCATTTGTTTGTCCACGAGAACATTGAATGTTATTTATTTTCATAATATAATAGTAAATAATATTATAATATTATATTATTATGTATTATTTTATTTCGCACGATAAGGAATGGTATAAGGATTACCTTGAAGAGAAGATAATACATCACCAGTATTGCGATCTAATTGAATTCCAGAATTATATTCCATGGGTGTTTTTGGAATTTCACCAAAATTATACAATGAAGCAGAACTTTTTGGACCATTGGGTCCCAAAGGACGATCATTTTTCAAATAAGAATCTTTTGATTTACTCGTCATTGTTATATCGCCAGTATAAAGTGACATATTACCTTGTACCATACGTCCATCGATAGTAGAGGATTTTATATCATTATTACGTTGATTATATTCTGCTTCTTGAGAACGATATGTTCTATAACGTTCATTTCCACCTGCTGTGCCAATATATGAAATATTGGTAGTATCACGTGAATTTCGTATAGGTTGATTTTCTGTAATTTCATAAGCACCACCACGTTGATTTGAATTGATATTTGTATAAATACCATCACGTTGAGTTGTTTCGCGTATTGTTGGTCCGGGACGATCATTGGGATCAAACATATATGATGCAGTAACACGTGAAGTTGGATTTTGATAAGGACGCAAAGTCCCAATGGTATTTTCTTTACGTGAAGGACGTAGAATATCTAATAAAGGTGCTACTGCTACACCGAAAGCACCACCAATAGCTCCAAAATATCCATCTTGACGAACTGTAACACGATTATTTGGATAAGCATACTGAGATTTTATACCATAATCATAATTTGAAACACCACCTTTACCAGTTGCCCCAGGAATACCAATTGGTGCCGTATCTAATTGAATACGATGAGAAGGTTGATATTCGCCATCAACAAAATTTTCTAAACCTTCCACATATTTACGTCCACTATTACCATATTGAGAACCAGAAACACCAGAATAAGAAACAGTACTTGTTTGTCTAGATGTCATACGATCAATTGGTTGTGCATAAACAGAATTACCTTTTGTAGCACCAGTTGTAGTAAGATACCGTTCTGGACCCATTTCAAAAGCAGTATCAGGACGATGTTTTTCTTGAACACCTAAGTCACCCCGTGTAGTAATATTATGAATAGCAGGTCCTTCATATCCTAAAATCATGTTACCAGTGGGTTTTGGATTATTTACAGTACGTAATTGATCAACGGTTTTTTCTTCCCAAGAATCACGAGACAACATCCCAGAATTAAACCCCCCTGCACCTTCATTTGAATAACCCAAACCTAATCCAGGGCCAACCTTTTGTTCTTCAAATGGTTTTACATTTGACATATACATACTTGGATTTATGCGTGATCGAACAAAGTCAGTAGTATTTGGAGCACCGTTTGACCATTGATAATTTTCATTCGGTGAAAATAATGGTGCTTGTTCTTTTTTAATAATTACTTGAGAACCAGTTCCAGAATAATTGTCTAAAATGGATTCATTTACATTAGCATCTACATTTCTAGAACGAATATTTCCACCAAAAAAAGGAACCATATTATTATGTTTAAAATAATCACGATCTACTTTTTCACCAGTAAGTGAAGTATAACTACTTGTAAATGAAGTGGCAGTTTTATCGTTTAATGGTGAATAATCATTCACTGAGTTTTGATTAAGTTCTGGATTAAAATATTTATCAGTATAAACACTTCTTCCATCATATTGATTTACCGTAGATAATAAAGAAGTAGCATCGTCTATTGTGTTATTAATAGGATAATTTTTATCAGGAATATCAACATTTGGTAATTGTGTTTTGTTTTTAAAAGTTTCTGGAGTATCTAGGGTTTTGTTTTTTTTATTTTTAGATTGATTTGCTACTATATATAAGCCACCCGCTGCTAATAATGGTATTGCGAATTCCATTATATTATATATATTGTATAATATACTATTTTATATTTTCATTCGGCGCATATATCTAGTTCTTTTTGACAAAAGAATCTTTTTCAATTATACGTGTACTTTGATTATTCAAAAATGGCATATAAACATGTTCTTGAACGTTATGAAATGAAAATGCCCATCTACTTTGTTCTAAATCTCTAAACATCCAAGCTGGATGTGTAGCACGAGATTCATCTACAAATATTTTTTCTTCTTGCTGATAACTAGGCATAAATGTATTTGGAACATATTGATCATATAAAACAATATTATGTGTTAATTTGCGATTAATACCTAAAAAATCTGTTTGTAATTCTGTAGTATTTGTTTTTAAATTTGCCCCCCATTTTTGTAGACGAATATGAGGATCTTCTAAAAAAGGTGTATTGATAGTAGGACCAGGTGCTTCTAATTGGTATCTTCCCATTCCAGTAGATTCCATTAATTGTTTTTCAATTCTTAAAGGATCATCATGAAAACGTGTAAATGCCATATTGATTTAAATTAATATATATATTGAAATTATATTGTATAGACGAAAAATATATAAATATTAATTCATAAATATATATTATATATTTAATAAATGTATCATTCAAATGAAATCCCAAAAATATGTCTAAATATGATTGTTAAAAATGAGAGTAAAGTCATTGAACGTTTGTTAAATTCAGTTTTACCTTTAGTTGATTATTACTGTATCTGTGATACAGGGAGTACAGATAATACTGAAGAAATAATAACAAATTTTTTTCAAAAACATAGGATTCCAGGTGTCATTATAAAAGAACCTTTTCAAGACTTTGGATACAATCGAACATATGCTTTACAACAGTGTGATTATACTTTAGATGCTGATTATATTTTATTAATGGACGCGGATATGATATTAGAATTTCCTTCAGGAAATTGGCCTAAAAAAATAAATGAAATAAAAAAAAAACTATGGGAAAATCCTGCACATTATTTATTTCAAGGTTCTCCAAAGTTTTTTTATAGAAATGTAAGATTTGTTAAAAATAAATCTGGTATGACATATTGGGGTGTTACACACGAATATGTAAAGGTACCTAATGGAACTACATATGGAATATTTGATCGTAATGATATTTTTATTAATGATGTTGGGGATGGTGGTAGTAAAGAAGATAAATTTGAACGTGATATTCGTTTATTAACAGCAGGTTTGGAAAAAGAACCAAATAATGATCGTTACACATTTTATTTAGCAAATAGTTTACGTGACGCAGGTAGAATAGAAGACGCCATTGATACTTTCAAAAAACGTATTGAAATTGGTGGTTGGATTGAAGAAATATGGTTTAGTAATTATGGTATTGGTAAATGTTACAAAAAACTAGATAACATGCCTGCAGCAATTTATTATTGGATGGAAGGATACAATGTCTATCCAAGAAGAATCGAAAATTTATTTCAAATTATTAATTATTATAGAGAAAATAGAAAAAATGAATTAGCTTATCAATATTATAAAATCGCAGATCGTGAAAGAAATGAGAACCCAAAACAAGATTATTTATTTATGGAAAAAGACATTTATGATTATAAATTAGATTATGAACTGACAATTATAGGTTATTATTGTAATCGTGATAATTATGATTTACCAAAATGTTGTATTAAAGTCATGTGTTATCCTTATTTAGAAGAATCTACAATTTGTAACATTTTAAGTAATTATAAATTTTATTCACCACAATTGAAATTAATGTCGAGTGTTGTTTTAACGGATACTATTGAAGATTGTATAAATTTAGTGCCAGATAAAAATTTTAATAAAAGTACACCATCTATTGTTATTCATAATAATAACGAAATAATTAATATTCGTCATGTAAATTATCATATTGATGATAATGGTGGTTATGTTCAAAAAGAAAATATAGAAACTCGTAATGTTCTTTTTAATAAAGATACAAGTACAACAATACGCGTTTTTCATAATCGAAAACTCGATGAAAACAATATGTATGTTGGATTAGAAGATATGCGTATTTTTTCATATAAAGACAAATTATTTTATAACGCAAATCGTGGATTGGGAAACAGTAATTTTCAAATTGAGCATGGTGAAATTGATACTGAAACAGGAATAATAATAGATTCAAAATTATTATATTACAAGGATCAGCATGATGTTGAAAAAAATTGGGTATTGTTTGAAGATGGATATGGTAATAAGAAATGTGTTTATTCATGGAATCCGTTCATTATTGGGGATATCCATTCTTATGAAGGATCTAGTGAAAATCCAAATTATGTAGTATCAAATCAAATAGATACACCTCATTGTTTTCGGAAGTTTCGTGGTTCGACAAATGGGGTACATGTAAATGATGAGATATGGTTTATTTGTCATATAGTTTCTTATGAAGAACGTCGATATTATTATCATGTATTGGTTGCTATTGATCCAAAATCTTATAAAGTCAAGAGATTTACAAAATTTTTTACATTTGAAAAAGAGAAAGTAGAATATACATTGGGATTTATTTATAATAAATTAGAAGATAAAATTAAAATTGGGTATTCATTAATGGATAAATGTACAAAATTTTTGGAGATTTCTCGAGTAGAATTGGAAACACTATTTTTAGATTCACTCTTCCCATTTTAAAATTTTCGAATTTATATCATCTAGAATGGAATTTATGATAGCTGTTTTACAACAACCAAATGTACGTCGATGCCATTGAGATATTCCGAATTGTTTTATACCGTCCATATGTTTTTTTGTGCCATATCCCATATTATTTGTTAAATCATATTTGTCGTTTAATTCAGGATATTTTACACAAAGTTCTAAAATATATTCGTCATGTGCGCATTTAGATAATATAGATGCTGCTGCTATATTCGAAAACCTTGCATCACCTTTTTCAAATGTTTCATGTGGAACAATAATATCATTCCAAGAAAATTCCGAAAAATCATTTCCATCAATCATAATAAACCCCTTTTCGATTTTAGAAATATATTCGGGATATTTTTCACATAATAATTCGAGAACCTTCTTGATAGCCGTTCTCATACCTAATAAAACAGCTTGTCGAATATTTATTTCATCAATAATATCCGCTTCAATATATTCAATATGCCAAACAGTAGAGTGTTCTTTTATATAATCAGATAATAAACGCATTTTTGAAATAGAATGAATTTTTTTACTATCACACATTTTTGTATGATCAAATTCAGAATTTAAAATTACAGCGGAAATATACAATCGTCCAAACATAGGACCGCGTGCACATTCATCAACACCAATTTCAAACAAATGATTTGGATTTGATAAATTATTCAATATTTTTTTTTGTCTTTTTATATTAGATGTTAAAGTTTCTGATTTAGACATTGATATGTTATTTATAGTAATAATTTTATATACAAAAACATAATATATTTTCCAAACATAAAGTATAGATTAATAATATAGAATGAAATTAACACCATTTTGGTATTTTTTAATTATATTAATAACTCTAACAATTTATATTTTACTTTTTAATAATTTTAGTAATAAAATAGTAGTATCAAAAGAAAATTTTGCTGTACCCACAGCAGCACCCATGGCAGCACCCATGGCAGCACCCATGGCAGCACCCATGGCAGCAC